CATTGGGAAACGTCAAGCCGCCTTCGCCTCAATTGGCGACCAACTTGACATGTTGTACCACGATATGACCGCTGGCAAAGGCGACAAAACCGGCGATTGGTATGCTGCTATCGCCAAGATTAAGTCGGACAATCCAAAGCCCGACTGAGGTAGGTGAAGCATCGATCCGCTTACAATCGCCGCTGCCATAGCCGCTACCAAGACCCTGGTTAAAAGCGCCAAGGGAGTACAAGAGATTGCGCACGGTATTGACGGACTGTTCCATGCCAAAGAGGCGCATGAGAAAAATAAAGACCACGAAGCTGGTAGCTCAATCGGCAAAAAGAATAAATCAATTCTTCAAAAGCGCGCTAAGGATGACGGCTCCGAAACTTCTATGTCTGCCAGTGCCGCAGCCATCATCGAACGCAAGCAATTGGATCAGCAGCTTGAGGACCTCAAGACCGAAATCAATCGTAAATGGCCGAGCGCTCCTAACGAACCATCCACTTGGGATCTTATTTTAAAAGAACGTGAGAAGAGGGTCGCTGCAAAGAAAGAACGCGAGAGGCTCGAAAAGATTGAAGCCGAAGAACGTGCAGAACGTCGAAAAGCAATCTTGCTTGAAGTGGCTAAAGGGCTTGCCGTAGCGGCCATTGCTGGCGGGATCGGATCATTCTTGTGGTGGGCGGCAACCTCTGGACCGGCGGTGAAGTGATATGGAGCTTACGGCATCTCACGCTATCCAAGGCCTTATTATGTTAGCTACGCTGGCGTCGGGCTACGCTGTTGTTAAATCGAACCTTCAAAGGGTTATGGAGGACTTAGAGCTATTCCATAAGACGTTTGATTCATACAAAAGCAATTTTGACACGCGGCTAGATGACGCCGAATCACAAAGGGCGGTCTTTTCCAGCCAGATTGACGTTCTGAAAGACATCAATAGCGTTACGGCGCTTGAAGCGCGGAACCGTGAATTAGCAACCATGCAAGCAGAGCTTAAAGTGCTTCGTCAGATGACAGAGCATTTGATGCACATTCACAACTCCAAGCATCCAAAGATGGAATCATGAAAATCATCCTTGTCATTATTATTTGGCTAAACACGGGGGTTGTGACTTCCACAGTTAAAGAAGTTGATGCTTGTCCACCAAAAGGCCCGTTGTTTGCCAAATACGAAAAGCTTAAGGCTGACGGCGCTCTCTTGGATTGGGCAGCTTTATGCACTCCGGTTGAATACAAACCAATCAATAGACTAAAAACGGGGGTTTGATGCTTACATTAATCTCATCGGTTCTTGGGTTTGGAACATCGTTCCTGCCTAAAATACTAGGCTTTTTTGAAGAAAAGCGGGATCAGGCTCACGAACTGCGCATGATGGACAAGCAGCTGGAGATGCAAATCCAGATTGGCAATCAGAAAATGCAGATGATGAATGTTGAAGCGGATATTCGAGAAACAGAAACGCTGCATAAAACTCATGCTCAGATAACAAAAAAGGGATCACAATGGGTGATAAACCTTTCGGCTTCTGTCAGGCCGGTAATTACATACTGTATCTTCTTTTCTTATTTTACGTTGGTGCTGCTGCTGGCATTTGGGTACATCGATAATGCCATGTTTTCGCTTCTATGGGCAGCTGATGGCATGGCCCCTCTATTTAGCGGTGTACTAAGTTTCTGGTTCGGCCAACGTACTTTTAACCGCAAATGAGCTTACACGACGCCTTACTTGCCGCTCACGCCCCTAAAGGGTGGGACGGCCATATAAATGAAGCCGGTCTGGGAATCATTAAGCGTTTTGAGGGATGGTCATCTGCGCCGTATTGCTGCCCAGCAGGACGCTGGACGATTGGCTGGGGAGCGACTTGGACTGTTGACGGGCTTCCTGTTACCGCTGACCACCCTCATATTACGAAAGACGAAGGCACAGATTTGCTCAAGAGAGAAGTACACCACGTTGAAAAAGCAATTGGACGACTTATCACAGCAGAGCTAACCCCGAATATGTTTTCAGCTGTTGCAAGCTGGGCGTTCAATGTTGGAACCGGAAACCTACAAAGATCTTCCCTAAGAATGAAGCTGAACCGAGGATTGTACGAGGATACTGCCGAGGAATTTCCAAAATGGCGTAAAGCTGGGGGGAGGATCTTAAAGGGTCTTGTCCGTCGCCGCGCTGCGGAACGGGAGTTATTCTTGGATGGCCTTACCAGCATGTGACGACGAAGAATTTATACGTCTGTTTTCAACTATAGGCGCAACTGAAACAAGCAAAGAGCTAGGCATAAGTGAGCGGTCTGTTTACTTGCGTCGGAACCGTTTAGAAGAACGGCTCAATAGACCTATTTTTGCACCAAATAATAGCCCGATAAATTTTCATCCGGAGAGATGTAAATTAACGATTGAAGACGGGGTGGTTCTTGTCGGCAGCGATGCCCACTATTGGCCGGACGTTATAACGACAGCGCACAGAGCGTTTGTTGCCTTTATAAAGAAGCTCAAGCCCCAAGCAGTTGTGATGAATGGAGATGTGTTTGACGGCGCTTCAATATCTCGGCATGCGCCCATAGCCTGGGAGTCGCGTCCTAGCGTGGAAGAAGAAATTTCGTCTTGTACAGAGCGACTATCTGAGATCGAGACAGCTGCCGCGAAAGCGCGGCTGGTGTGGACGCTAGGCAATCACGACGCTCGCTTTGAAAGCCGCTTGGCCCAGGTTGCCCCAGAATTTGCCAACGTACATGGGCTACATTTAAAAGACCATTTTCCAAATTGGTTAAACGGGTGGTCGCTGATGATTAACGGCGACGTGATGATTAAGCATCGGTGGAAGGGCGGCATCCATGCCACGCATAACAACACGCTAGGAGCGGGGCTAACGATGGTTACAGGGCATCTGCATAGCCTTAAGGTGACGCCGTATGCGGATTATAATGGAACGAGGTGGGGTGTAGACACAGGGACGCTTGCGGATACACATGGGCCACAATTTCGTGATTATACGGAGGACAACCCGCGCAACTGGCGATCAGGGTTCGCTGTGCTGACGTTCCAGCAGAGCAAGCTGCGCTGGCCGGAAGTGGTTCATGTGGTTGAACCGGGGATTGTCGAGTTTCGGGGGGAGGTAATAGAAGTATGACTTACGCGAAATGGTTTGACGATAAGCCAGGTCTGGAATGGGAACAGGAAGTGTCACTACAGGTCTGCCCCCATTGTGGCTGCGACAAACCTAAAGTGTTTGTGCATGGGCATTACCAGTGTGCGGATTGCAAGTGCAACACAGATCCGTGCTGCGACGGAGCGGCTGCTTAGGATGCTCGTTTCTCCAACTCATCTAGTCGGTGAAGTAGCTTGAACATATCATCACGCAGCTTTTCGATTTCGGTCTTTTCCCTAATATCACCAAACAAGTCAGACCGTAAATTGGCGATTGCGCTCTCCGACAGTTCAACTAGCTCCGCTATTGTCTTGTCGGAGCTTCCGTCTTTGTAGGTGCCTGTCTCGACATCGAACTCATCCTCAAGGAACGCGATGGCTTGGCGCTTTGCTGCTTTGGCTTTCGTTGTGCTGACTTCGTGTTTTTCTTGCATCCTGACGACTTTATTCATATCGAGGCTTCCTCCCGTTGAGTTTTCGCATTTCTTGTTTGATTGGCAGTCGGGGCAAATCCATTTTCTGCCGCCTTTGTGTTGCCAGCCTTTGGTTTTGAAATTGGCGATCATCATATTTGCGCCAACATTTCCTTTGGCTGAAACTCGTTTATGACATTCCCCGCTTTTCCAACTGCATTGGACGTACCACCGCTGGGCCGTTTTGTCGTAACAAGCAATTTTATTGTTCGGAGCTTCTCTCATCCCTTTCTCCTTATATGCCATTGCAGCGGCCATACGGCGCTTGCGGTCACGGAAATCGGCTTCTGATTCGCCGGGTTTTATCTTCCACATAATCTTCCCCCCTGTTTCCCCCCTGTTTTAAAGTACGCAGAGGGCATGTTTAGGGTATGTTCACGGAAAAACGGGCATTTGAGTAAATGCTGGAAAACGGCTAAAAACTGGGGGAATTTGGCGGACAGGGTGGGATTCGAACCCACGAAGGGCGTTAACCCTTACTCCCTTAGCAGGGGCGATGCGATGCCATATAAAACAATGACTTACCATTCTTCCCCCCTAATTTCCCCCCTGTTTTGCGCGATTTACCGTCTTTTTTGCCTGTTTCAGATCGACTTCCGTGTACCGTTCAATGCTCTGAATCGTCGTCCAGCTGCTTGCTTCTTTGAGGTCGCTGGGCGTCGATCCAACTTCATTTCGAGCGCTGGCAAATTCATGCCGCGCCATGTGAGGTGTGAAACGTATGCCTAACTCTTTTTTAAGAGGGTTGAGCCAGCCATAGACGCTCTGGCGATTTGTCCAGTTGAACAACCGGCCAGTTCTAACCTTGCGCTTTTTCAGCAGCGAAAAGGCGTAATCCTCAATTGGAATAATTTTTTCTTCTTTAGCTTTGCCGACATAGAGGATGATCGTTTGACGATCCATATCGATGTTGTCCCATTCGATGCCTAGTGTTTCAGTGATCCGAAACCCCTGACCAAACAGAATGGCAAACAACAGATGTTTGTCGCCTGTCGTGTTATCTAACAAAATCTGCTCAACGTTGGTGGCCGGGCGTCGATGAACGGGCTTGGCTTCTTTAAATGACTTGATGCGAATGTTTTGACGCCATTTGCCATCGGATACATCAGCGCACCAATTTAAGACGGCTG